CTGCCGATCCGCCTCACGCTGGGCCAGCAATTCCTCCGCCTTACGGGCCGCAAGGGCTTCCGTATAAGCGTCGGGGTCGATGTCCCGGTCAGGCAGCGCGGCAGGCGTCTGGGCCATCGGCTCAGGCACTTTCAACGCTTGCTCTCGTTCCCACTTGCGACGTTCCCGTGCAAGTCGTTTACCTACCAGCGCGTCGAGCTCCTCTTGGGAGAACGTCTTGGCAGGCTTTTCCTCCGGCGGGGTTGCCTCTTGAGCAACAACTTCGGGTTCCGGTGCTGCCGTAGCTTCCGGTTCCGGCGCGGGTACTTGTTCCGCTACAACTTCGTTTTCAGACATTTTGATTCCTTCAGAATCCCTGGTGAACCGCACCAGTACGGATAAATCGTACGCTGTTGCGTAAAAGAGTCAATACTTATTACGGCCCAGCATCGCGCCATACGCCGGTGCTGTAGAAGTAAAGTTTGTTGTTTGTGGTGTCGACGACGATGGGTGCCATGCCCGTGATAGCGGTCGGCGTACCCGTAGGCGTACCCGCGCAGGTCGGGACATACAAGAAGCCGTTGGTCGCGGTCGTAGCAAGGGCGGCAGATGCGCCTGCGACGACATTTCCGGCAACCGTGATGCGGAAGGCTTCGGTGCCATCGGAGAAACTGCTCGCCTGACGCCGATAAACAAACGCATCATCACCCGGCGGGAATCCGATGATGCCGGAATTGCGGACGCCGGAAACGGCAAAAGCAACCAACGGCGATTTGGTGTCATTCGGCGCGACGATTTCCACCCTCGAATCATCCGCAGCTCCAGCTAGAGTGCGGGATCGCTGTGCAGATGCGGTGCCGGCGACATCCAAGGGAAAGCCCGGGGTGGTGGTGTTGATACCGACCCGGTTGTTGGCTGCGTCGATGGCAAGTACATTGGTGTCGAACGTGTTGTTGCCTGCGAAGTTTTGCGCTGCGTCGGTGCGGGCCGCTGTGAAGTTAGCGTCAGGGGTAGTCATAACGCGGGTCGTGCCAGCGCCGGGGCCTGCGACCTGCAGGATGCCGGTCGTCGCATTCGATCGCACGTTCTTGACCGTCAGGTCATCAGATGCGACCTTAACGGTGCTGCCGCTTTGAACAATAGGTAGTACCTCAGTACCCGCAAGCGGGGTAGAGGCGGCGGTAAGTTGGGAAATCTTTTTGTCAGCCATGATAACCTCTTAGGGTACTCAACCTAAAAATGAAAGCGTAAAAGTACGACTGCTGCCAAGTCTATTTTTAATGCGAAGTTTATTATCCACAAACCAAACGTTAATTTTTCCGTCAATATCGGGATTTGATCCAGTCGTAGACGCTTCAAAATCATTAGGCGTTCTTGCAGCAATCACATAAACGTCATCATCGCCGCAAGCCAAAATAGCTTGAGAAGCTGAGTCATAATTAACGCTAATAGCAACTAACAGTCGGTTTGCAGTTACGCCGCGACGATCAAATGCGTGCGTTCCGTCATCAGCGATTGCAACAGATTGCACCGACAGCGCGCCATGATTTTCGGCACCAGTAAGCGCGCCGTCCACCAGCATTGGAGTTTGACGCGTCGATTGTGTAGAGCCAACGTAATTAAGTTCAAATCCGCGAATGTTGAATCCGTTAACAATACCACCCCACCCCGCGTCGGCGTACGTTCCTGCTGCACGGAAAAACGGTTTGGCGTTAGCCGGGGTTTTTACGCCGTCAAGGTTAATGATGTTTGTAGCATTAAGAATGCGGCCAGCGTTGGTATTTGCGACAAGCATCGCAGCTTGAGTAATTTTTGCGACCGAAATGTTGTTAAGCGACAAAAAGCCGACGTTTGACGGGGGAAAATCGCTAGAAACGATGCCAAGTACGCCATTACGATTAACTATTACGTTTGACAATGAAACCAAAGGCCGGTCAATCGTGTCGTTATAGCCAAGCGTGGCGGACATTATTAAATTTATGTCGGCATTTGCAATGCCAGATTTAATTTCGTTATAAACCGTCAATCCATCGACTATTGCACCTGTTGATTTTTCGTCGTAATAAGCGCCTTGATAGACCGACGTTAGGGTAACGCTACCGTTGAGCGGAGATGTTGCAACACCGCCACTTAAATAGTCGTAATACATAAACGTGATGTCGTTGATAGTTCCAACGCCATACTGCAAGTCAATTTCTACGCTACCACCAGAAAGGCAATACCCATCATTACGAATAATTTTTTCATCGTTGATGTTAGCAATGCCTTGAACCTTGATGGCTCGACCACGGCAGTTGGTGTACGTATTTCCGCTAGAAATAAACAGCGATGGCGGAAACACTTTGTGTGATCCGTCTGCGCTAGGAAAGTTTGACGGGTTGGGAGAAGCAAAAACGATTCCGTCATAGTCAAAGTTCGCAGCAGACCCCGCAGCATCGCCGCCAGAAATGTTACTGATTGAATTTCCGGTATGGATACATTGATAAATCCATCGAAGTTCGCCCCCACCAAGATTGACAACGGACGCGCCAATTCCGGTGGTGCCGGAAATGCTGACTATTCCAGTACCTGCGGCGCGGGTAATGTTTTCTATTCGGTTTTCCGCTATGTAAACGGTATTGAAAGACCCCGCAACCAACAAGCCAAAATTGCGGTCGGTGACGGCAAGCATTCTGAAGTTTTTGAATACGCAACCTTTGACTGTTGCGTTTGGCAGATTGCTTGTCATTGGCGTAGTGTTTCTTACATACACGCCGCCAGCCGCCAAGTTTGATCCAATAAAGGTCAAGCCAGAAAGGATAAAATTGTAGCCGCCACAAACAAACGTCCAGATGTTGTTGGCAAGTGCGTCACCAGAGTAAGTAATAACGCCCTCACCATAAATCTCAAGATCGTTAATGAGGCTAATAGTGTAGGTATCGGTAACAATGTAGTTACCTTTTGGAAAATAAATTGACTTTGCGCCCGAAGCAACAGCCGCTTGCAGCGCCGCTGTGCAATCCGTTACGCCGGTTGAATCGGCTCCAAAATCTAAAATGCTGACAAATTGGCGAATCTGGTCAATGGTTGCTTTTACCGTGATGTTGTTTCCATCAACGATAGGCAACACGCTGGCCCCAGAAATAGGCTCAACAGCGGCAGGCAGTTCAGAAATTTTAATGATTGCCATTCATCACTCCAGCAGCAGCAAGCCGCCGTTCTCTTGCACCAAGTTTTCGCCGGTTTCGGTTTCCAGATTGCCAAATATCACGTCGCTTGCGTAGCCCGTCAAAAACGAAGCAATGCCGCCAAGCCCTAGCCCGACCGCATTTCGCAAACCAACTCCGAAGCTCATCGGATGTTGATGGGCTTGGCGTACAAGTCGCCGTCAGCCGTTACGCGAATGGCACTCACTCGCCAGGGCGCGCCAGTGCCTTGCGGCACAATAAACGGAATTGGCGTGTTGGCCGGGATCGGAGTGCTGGAAGTCGTTGCCGTCACGCCTTCCCCCACGACCACGTACGCGGCTGACGTACACCATACCACTACGCCCTGCGGGCCGGACTGCCAAGTCGCCGTAGAGCCTGCGGTGCCCGTGTACGCTACCGTACGACCGGGGTATACGGCATCGGCCATCGGATTAAGAAGTTCCATGTTCTACCCTCACGCTAAGAAGCGCAGTTTATAAAGCGTAGAAAGATACAGCGCAACTATTTCATCAATGATGTTCTGGATGGCCGTATCGCTCTCGTCACAAAATTTATAGCGGTTGGCCTCAATCTCGGCCAGCGATTCTTGCAGAAATTCGATGATATTGGCGTTTTTCTTGGCCGATTGAAGCGTGATGGCGCCAATCAGCGCGTGCCGGCCTTGATAGGCTTCGGCAAAGTCGTCCGCCAGCCCTACGATGCCCTCATAAAATGCCTGAAGGGCTACATGCTTGGCGTAGCTGCGCGTATTCAGATGAACCGAATGAGCGACATCCCGCGCCAGAAACAAATTGCCTACAAAGTCAGCGGCTTTCATTGCATACCTTCTGGCGGCATAGCCGCCGGTTCCATCTGGGGCGTAACGCGCTCGGCAGACGGCGGCACAAGCTCGCCCGTAGACAGCATGCCCGCCAGCGTACCCATGATAATGTCTTGAACCTGTTGGTCGTTCAAGCCGCTTTCAACGCTCTTGATACGGTCGGTTTCAGCTTGGTACGCCTTGATTTGAGCCTCAAACTCCTTGACCTGCACCTCGCGGGCGTCCATGGACTGCTGCACCTGCTGCAGCATTGAGTGCATCATTTCCATCTCTTGCGCCATCGTTTGCATCTGCATGTTGGCAGCCTGCAACGCCGGGTCTTCCTCGTCCGCCAGCAGCTTCGGATCAATCATCTTCTGAAGCCGCTTGCTAATTTCCTGAGCGCCCGGCCAGTCCATGTTCTTGACGAACAGATCGCCGGCAACCGACCAAAGCTGCGGGTTAGCCTGCAAAATCTGCCCCATGGCGTCCATGGCTTCCTGCCGCTTGGTCGCGTAAGACGGGCCGGTCGTGACCGCCACGTCGTACTTGCCCACCGACGGGTTGTAGATTTTCTCAATCACCACGCCCGTCTCGTCCACGATGCGACGCACCGGTTCGGCCTGCATCGGGTCTATACGGGCGGTCGATGTCTCGCCGTCCAAGCCGATGATGCGCGCGATGCGCTGGGTGTCGTAAATCTTCGGAATCAAATCAACGAGTTGGCGCGTCCCATAGCGGATAGCACGAGCGAGGTTGTCTACAAAGTGGTATGTGCCTGTGTCGCCTTGCCGTTCACGCGCCAAGATGGCCCGACCGGTGCGCTCGTTGGAGCGCATGCCGAGACTTGCATCATACTGGCCGGTAGAGGCCTTGATGTCGTCGGCAGCGCCCATTTTCGCCTGAATCAAGCCCGTCTGGGCGAGCGGCGGAGGTGCGCGTTGTGGCAGCGGCAGGATGTTTCCCTGCCCGTCTGTCACGTCGGGGTTAACTTCTAGGTACGGCCAGTTGGTCGTGTTGGCCGTCTTCCATTGGGTTTCGTAGCCTTCAAACTGGCCACCATAGCCAATAAACGGCGCCTTGGGGGCCAAAGCCAGCATCTCGGCTTCTTGGGACACCCAGTAGTTGTACATGCGCTGGGCGTCCTTGGCGTTACGCACAAGGCCCGACACGTACATACGGCCGTCTACTTCAAACTCGTTGCCGATCACGCGGATTACAGGAATCCACCTACCCGGCCATTCGGACGATTCCAGAATCTCGTAGCCGTTGGTTTTCAGCCACTTAACGCGCTTAACGTCAACTTCGCGCTTGCGGATGGGCTGGAGGCCCAGCATCTCAAGCTCACGCGCCTCGGGCGAACCCGCGTACGCCGTTTGGTTGCCGGCGTACAGGTTCAGCGTTTCTCGGCTGTGCTCTTTGTAGAAATACTCAGCAATACGGACAGTATTCTGGTTGATCCACTGCGACAGCGCCTGGTCGCCGACACCGCGCTGCATAACCGTTGAAATCGGCTCTGCATTGGGGTACATGCGCTCAAAATCCGACTTCTGGATGTCTTCGGTAATGAAGCACCACTCCGCATCCGCCCCGCAAGGGTCTTGGATGGTCGGGTCCATAAACACACTGAAGCTATTTCGGATGCGACCGATACGAAGATCTTGGTCAAACGTGTTCTCGTCGCAGTATTCCGTCAAAATGCGGAAATACCCTTCGCCGTACGTGACCTGGTTGTCGCACGCGGTGTCGTAGGCGACATCCGCATCGGAAATATACTCAATGTGACGGACAATTCCGTCAAAAATCTCCGCGACCTCAATGTCCGCCTTGTCATCAACCGGGATGACCTTGCCGGCCGGCCGGTTCTGACGCTGATCGTTCGTTACCTGCCGTACGTGCAGCGGCAGCTTGTTGATTGTAAGGCACGGGCGCGCGTTGAGCGTCTGCCCCTGCACCGACCCGCGCTGCGCGAGCACGTCCTGCGGCCACTGCCACTGGTTGTCGGGCGAGCCTGCCATGAAGCGCAGGTCGTCCAGCTCGTCCTCACGACTGTCGGAGTACGCCGCCAGCGCCATCGTGAAACGGGAACGGGCGGTTGCCAGCACGTCCGCCGGATCGCGCGAGGCTTTGCCTCGGTCGGTGGGCGTGTTAGCGACGCGTGCCGCGCCGCGCAGCCCTGTGGGGTCTTTAGCCATTATTTGCGCTTCTTACCTTGAGCCTTACGCTTGACGGAATACGCAATCGCCACGGCCTGCTTCTGCGGCTTGCCGGCCTTCATTTCGGCCTTGACATTCGTGCGGAAGGCAGACTTGCTGCCAGACTTGACGAGGGGCATTAACGCTTCCTCATCGGCGTGGGACGAAAGTCAACAGTCGTACGGATAACGTCCGGGCGCCGCATCGGCATGCGCATCGGCTGCGCCGGGCGCTGCATCGGCTGCTGGGCCTGCGAACCGACCACCATGTCCTTAACCAGCGCGCGCGGGTTCACGCCAATCGGGTTGTACGGAATTCTAGCCATAAAATTACCTCTTTTTAGCCGTTTTAGCCGACTGACGGAACGCCTTGGCGGTGGGCGCGCCCTTGCTGCCAGGCTTGCGCATCTTCTCCCCCGACCCTGCCTTGATCCGTTCGCGCTTGGCGTGGATATTAGCGTACAAACCCGTTTTAGCGGCCATTAGTTGCACTTCCAGCGTCTAAGCGACGCCTTTGCTCGTTCAGCCGGCCCTTTGGCCTTGGCTACAACGCCCTTCATTCGCGCGCAAAAAGACTTCTTACGCCCTGCGTCCGCCTTAGTCTTCGGACTCGGGGCCGGAGCCTTCAAGTTGCTGCCCGTAGCGCGGTTATACTTAGCCCGACCCTTGGCCGTCAAGCCCGCGCCCTTAGACACGGGCTGCTTCTCGCCCCGACCGACCGACAGACTGACCGTTTTGCGCGCCATTAGGCTCCCATCCAGCTGCTTGTCATGCTGCCTCCACGCTCGGCGGCGATGCGTCTTGGCTTGTCCCGCGCCTCGCGGTTAGCGAGCGGGTAGGCGAAGGTGACGGCGAGCGCGTCCGCTGCGTCGGGTGACGCTTGGCCGCGAGCTTTCATCTCCTTCTTCCCTTCCAAGAACAGCGTACCTGACGAGTTAGGCTTGACGTGGGGGCCGCACAGGTCCGACTTAAGGAGCCGATCTGTCGGGATGCTCGCCGAGCGTAGCCACTCCCGCATGTCGCCCCACATCTCTGCCCGCTTGTTGCCCCACATCACCGGGTTCTTGGCCTTCCAGCCAAAGTTCACCCCACGTACCTTATACCTCTGCTCTTTTAGCCGGTCAAGTACGCCGTAGCCCAAACCGCCCTCGTCGATGACGGTGAGCGCGGGGTTGAACTCCTCAATAGCGTCAATAACGCGACCGACGGTCGTCATGGTGTCCTCGCCTCGGTGGCGCCGGATTGCAACAATGTCGCGCCCCTGCCTTACGACGATGACGGTCGAGTCAGCGCCCCCGCGCGCGGGGTCAACGCCAATCACCCGAGGGGCGCTTTCATCCTTGAAACGAACTCTTGCCATAGCTTCGTCCACCAGGCGAGGACTGATGAACTGGTCGTCTCCGTCGGAGGGGAACTCTCCATACACTTCGACCTTGGCTTGGCTGCTGTCGGCGCCGTACTCGGCGATGATCTGCTCGTAGACCGCTTTGTCGGTGTCTTCGACTTGGCGCGCGTCGATGTTTTGCGTTGTCCAGAACTCTCTTTTCGCGTTGAAGCACTCATAGAAATA